TAACAGCTTTTGACAGCGATGGATTTAGTTTAGGTGCTTCAAGTAATGCTTATGCGAATGAAAGCAGTGAAACTCATGTAGCTTGGTGCTGGAAAGAATCTGCTGATGCTGGGTTTGATATAGTTGATTATGATGGAGATGGAGGTACTAGAACAGTATCGCATTCACTTTCAGCAGTTCCTCATGTAATTATTACAAAAGTTTATGAACGAAATGGAGAGAATTGGGCAGTATATCATCATAAAAATACATCAGCACCAGAAACAGATTATTTACTTTTAAATAATACTAATGCAACAGCAGATCAAACTAACTATTGGAATGATACTGCACCAACTTCAAGTGTTTTTACAGTTGGTGGACAAAATGATACAAATGCTAGTGGACAAGATGTAATTGGATATTTATGGACAGCTAAACAAGGTTTCAGCAAGTTTGGCTCATACACAGGAAATGGAAATGCTGATGGAACATTTATTTTCTGCGGTCTGCGACCAGCTTGGCTTATGATAAAACGAACTGATAGCACTGATGGTTGGTTAATAGTGGATAATAAAAGAGCTGGATATAATGGTGGAAATAATGTTCTTGAAGCCGATGTAGCTGATGCAGAAGATACAGGTGTTGCTGATAGAGTGGATATATTATCAAATGGTTTTAAATTAAGAAATTCGTGGTCTAAAATTAATACTTCAGGTGGAACATATATCTACATGGCTTTTGCCGAAGCACCATTTGTAAATTCAAATGGAGTACCAAATAACGCGAGATAATTATGCTACAAAAATTAAGATTTCAACCTGGATTCAATAAACAAGTCACAGCGACGGGCGGCGAAGGCCAATGGAGAAGTGGAGACTATGTTCGTTTTAGATATGGAACTCCTGAAAAAATAGGCGGTTGGGCACAGTTAGGGGATATTACTTTAACTGGTAGAAATACAGCATTACACCATTTTGTTAATTCTGATGGAATTAAATATGCCGCATTAGGCACGAACAGATTTTTATATGTATATTCAGGAGGAGCTTTTTATGATATAACCCCTCTTAAAAGTACAACAACATTAACCAGTGCATTTACAACAACAAATGGCGACGCCACAGTCACGATCACGTTTGCATCTTCTCATAACATTTCTAAGTACGATATTATTCGTTGTGATAATTTTAGCTCTGCTACCAATTCTAATTTCAGTTCTTCTGATTTTGATGATACTAATTTTATGGTCGCTACCGTCCCAAGCTCAACGACAATTACAGTTGAAATGGGGTCCAATGAATCAGGATCCGGAGCGTCCACATCAGGTGGAGTAAGAGTTAAACATTTTTATAAAATAGGACCCGCAGTTGAAGAATCAGCAGCTGGTTGGGGACTTGGACTATGGGGTGGTACTGCATTAGGCGCAGGAACATCAACTTTAGATGGTGCCTTAACTTCTTCATCAACAAGTATTGTACTGGATGATTCAGGATCATTTCCTGCATCAGGAACAGTTGTAATAGACGATGAAAGAATTGCTTATACTGCAAACGATGCTTCAACAGAAACTTTATCAGGATTAACTCGAGGATCGGATAACACGACAGCCGCATCACACTCTGATGCAGCAACGGTTACTGACGCATCAGATTATACGAAATGGGGCGCATCACAAACAGGTGACATTGTAACTGCGCCTGGATTATGGCATCTAGATAATTTTGGTAACAAACTTATTGCAACGATTGCAGATGGTGCAACTTTTGAATGGAACTCCAATGCAACGAGTGCAACATCTACAAGAGCAACCATTATTAGTAATGCACCTACCGCATCACAATTTACTTTAGTTTCTACACCGGATAGACACTTAATTGCTTTTGGAACAGAAACTACAATTGGAACAACTTCCACACAAGATGACATGTATATTAGATGGTCTTCTCAAGAATCTTTAACGACTTGGACTCCAACTTCTACTAATACTGCTGGTACACAAAGACTTGCAGATGGTACAAGAATTGTTGGAGCGATAAGAGGTCGTGATGCAATTTATATTTGGACTGATACTGCTTTATTTATTATGAGATTTGTTGGTCCACCTTTTACTTTCTCATTTCAACAGGTGGGAACAAACTGTGGATTGATTGGACAAAAAGCAGCTGTTGAAGTTGATGGTTCTGCATACTGGATGTCAGAAAATGGTTTTTTTAGATATACTGGTAAACTAGAATCTTTACCATGTTTGGTTGAAGACTATGTTTATGACGATTTAGCAACAGTTCCTAGACAACATATCTATGCCGGATTAAATAATTTATTTGGTGAAGTCACATGGTTTTACCCTGGAAGTGGAGCTGCCTCTAATAATAGATCAGTTACATATAACTATATGGATTCAACTGGAGAAAGACCAGTATGGACTACAAGTTCTTTAGCTAGATCTACTTGGGCAGATTCATCTATATTTGGTAAGCCCCATGCAACTGGATATTACTCTTCTGCAACGGATGATTCAACTGTTGGAAATACAGATGGAACAACAACTTACTATGAACATGAAACTGGAACTAATCAGATTAAAGCAGGTGCAACAACTGGTATTTCTGCAAGTATTGAATCAGGAGATTTTGATTTAGATCAAAAAGGTTTAGCAGGTGACGGAGAATTTATGTTAAAAATTAGAAGAGTGATACCTGACTTTTTAACTCAAACTGGAGATGCAAGAGTGACATTAAATTTAAAAAATTATCCAACGGACTCGCAGGCAAGTTCTTCCTTGGGACCTTTTACAACTACAACGTCTACAACTAAAATAGATACAAGAGCACGTGCGCGTGCTATATCTTTAAAAGTAGATAACACTAGCACCACTCAGCACTGGAAATTAGGTACTTTTAGATTAGATATACAACCGGACGGAAGAAGATAATGGCTAGAATTGTACAATCATTAACACAACCAACTAGAGAATATGATCAACAAATACAACAATCATTTGTTAGAGACGTAGATAGTGTGGTGCAAAAATTAAATACATCTTTTCAACAAGATTTAAGAGATGAATCAGAAGCGGAGGCTTTCTTTTTAGCATAATGGCAAATAGTTTCGTAAATAAAAAAGTAGATTTAACAAGTACTAGTGCAACAACCTTGTATACAGTGCCTGCTTATGCAACTGCCGTTATTAAATCTATTCTGGTATCCGACGATTCAGGAAATGCAGATACAATAACAATTACAATAACTGACACCGATGACGCTGTCTTTAACCTCTTTAACGTTAAAGCAATCTCGGCTAACGGAACATCAGAACTGCTATCAGCACCCATAGTCGCCAAGGAGAGCGAAGTAATTAAGGTGACTGCAGCTACTGCAAATAGACTTCATGTTGTACTTTCGGCTTTAGAAATTAAGCCGAGAGATGTAACTTGATTTACTTGTAAAAAACAAGTAATAGTATACTTTCAGGTGAAATCCCTGCCTTTAACAATTACATAAAATTATGATAACACGAGCACAGATTCGCAGACAACTACGTAAAGAAGGTGGCGTTATGAATGCCGTTCCAAGACAGAAATATGGTATTGGAAGTTTTATAAGAAAACTTATTCCAAAAGAACTTGCTAAAGTTTCAAGTGTGGCTGCACCTTTTGTAGCACCTTTTAATCCAGCATTAGCTGCTGGTATGGCAGGACTAGGAAGTTTTCAACAACAAGGTAATCTTGGTCGAGCATTAAAAGCTGCTGCTTTAAATTATGGTGGAGGTCAAGCAGCACGATATTTAGGTGGAGCTGGATTTCAAGGCAATCCTTTTACTCAAGGTGGTGCTTTTAGAGGAGGTCTTGAAGGATTTAAAGGTGGATTTAGTTCACCATTAAGTGCAGAAAGAGGTGCTTCGTTGTTTGGGACTCCAGGAAGTTGGTCTGGTGCAGGTATAGGTCCTGCTGGACAATATGGTGGTGGAACTTTCACAGAAGCAACTAAAGGCATTCTAGGCAAGTTAGGTTTAACTAAAGGCGGTGGTTCTATGAAAATGACTCCTTTTGGAATGATTAGTGGCGTAAGTTTATTAACTTACTTTATGCAAAAAGGTAAAACAGAAGATGAAGCGACACAATTAGCACAAGACGTATTTAGAGGAAAAGGTTTAGGTTTAGATTTAATTAAAGCAGATGTTGCAAAATACAGATCAGGTGCTCTTAGCGGATCTCAGATGTTTGATAAAGGTTACCATTTTTTAACACCAAGAGATTATATTGGAGCTAAAGGCGGCAGAGTAAAATACGGTCAAGGAAGTGGTGAAGGTGTAAAACAAATGTATATTTCTGATGAAGCAGGAGCCCTTCCTAAATCAGAAGGTGGAGTCCTTCCAGAAGATGTGGGTAAATTATCAGTAGATGATTTTGATGATATTGAAGACTACAGAAGATATATAAAATATTTAAAGAAAACTAAGAAAGCTTCAGGCGGAAGAATTGGTTTATTTAAAGGCACTGATCCAGAAGACGATAGAGATATTATGGAAATTATGAGAGATGAATATGGTACATGGGATCAACATGATGCTGACTATTACTCTAAATTAAAAAAGAAAAAACCAGAAGAAGGAATTAAAAGTTTAGAAGCTGGTGCATTACCAATTAAAGTAGAAGGTGATGTACGACCAGAGAATATGAAGATGGCAGCCTATAGACCAGGAAAATTAATAAATGTAGACAAAATGCCTAGAAAAAAATTAGTTGGACATTTAAATTCTATGGAACTACCTGAAACAAACGCTAGAGATTTTGATGATAATCATATTAGACAAATTTTAATAGATTTTGCACCAGATATATTTACAGGATCTTGGGGATCTAATATGGCTCAAGGCGGAAGAATTGGAAAATTCGGTGGAGGCATGGGAGTAACTATGCCAAGCATTCCAACTGGAATGCCAAGAGTTAATACAGGTGGAATTAGAGAACTAGACTACAGACAAAGTGGAGGCTTTGTTCCAGTAGGAGTTAAAGAAAAAGCAGATGACGTTCCAGCAATGTTATCTAAAAATGAATTCGTAATGACCGCTGATGCAGTAAAAGCTGCAGGTGGAGGAAGTGTTGAAAAAGGAGCACAAAGGATGTATGATACAATGAAACGATTAGAAGGAAAAGTAGTATAATGCCAATAACAGAAACAAGAACATTACCCGCACAGTTTATAGAAGATATAGGATCAGATTACGCAAAACAATTATCTGCGTTAACTATGCTTCCTGTTAAAACAGGAGCGTTTGACCCACAAGTTGCAGCACAAGACCCTTATCAAGCAGCAGCTTATGCACAAGCAACTGATCCAACAAAAGGACTAGGTGCTTATCAACCTTATTTGACAGCCGCAGGAACTGCGGCAACGACAGCTGCAGGCTTAACAGGGCCTATGACAGGTGCTCAATTGGCAACTATTGATCCAGCCACAGGCCAAACAGTTACACCTACTGTAGCTGCAGGAAGTTATATGTCACCTTATCAAGCAGATGTCATGCAAACAGCTTTAGATGAGTATGATGTTCAAGCTCAAAAATCTAGATTAGCATTAGGCGCACCAAGTGTCGCTGGAGTATTTGGTGGTGGTCGTCACGGTATTGCAGAGGCAGAATATCAATCAACAAGCGACAGGAATCGAGCAGCTCTACAAGCACAAATGCTACAACAAGGATTCACACAAGCACAACAAGCAAGACAACAAGATTATGCTAATCAATTAGGTATCGCAGGACTTCAATCTAAACTTGGAGGCGGTGCTCAACAATTAGCTTCACAACAAATTTCAGGACTGGGCACTTTAGGTGCAGGTCAACAAGCACAATCTCAAGCAGTATTAGATGCACAGAGACAAGCAACACAAACTGCAGCGTATGAACCTTATCAAAGATTAGGTACATATGGCGCTGGAGTTGCTTCATTAATTTCAGGTTATCCGGCACAATACGGTCAACAATCAGTACCTTCAGCTAGCCCATTACAATCAGCACTTGGTATTGGTACTGGACTTGCAGGACTTTATGGAGGCTTAACTGGTAAAAATCCATTCGGAGCAATTGGAACAGCAGTTAAGAATATATCAGGTTTCTAATGGCTAGAATTTTAACAAGACCTCTGTTTAGAAAAGGCGGTTTATCTAAAACCCCTAGACCCTCGTATCGAGGTGGCGGTGTAACTGCTATTAGACCAGGTTATAGAGGTGGTGGAATGAGAGGTATTATGTCGGGTATTGTAGATAGACAACCTTATGCAGAAGGTTCTTGGTATAAACCTTGGTCTTGGGATATGTTTAAAAGAAATCCTCCATTAAAAGGAGGTAGCCCTAATGTACCTTCATTATATAAAAAACCTTTAGAGAGTAGAATAGCTTCAAAAGTTAGAGGAGCAGGTAGATGGTTGAAAGGATTACCTGGAAGAGAAGGAATTGCAGGTATAATAGCAAGAAATTTTCCTAAAACTGCCGCTGTTATGGAGCCAATAATTCCGCATTATATAGCAGGTAAAGGAGCACTGGCACAAAAAGAACTTATTGATAAAGCATCAGAAAAAGGATTGCTTGATGAAATGGATTTTGAATACGTTGATGGAAGAGTTTTACCTACTGAAGAAACAGTGCAGAAAATTGATCCATACAAATCTCCTAAACAAAGAGAAATAGAA